ACCAATTGAGTCAGTGACACCTCTAGCAGTCTGTGCAGTTTTCTTGGCTGATGCGCCAACCTGGTCAATTGAACCACGGACTTTTTTGAGTGGAGCAGAGGCGTTGTCTTGCGCTTCGACTAGAATATTTATCTTTTCATTCGCCATCTTTGCGCCTCATCTCGAAATATGCGATCCATCCGTTAAATTCCTCATAAGTCAGTTGATCGATTTCTGCCACTGTCTTATGGAGTCGTTCAGCCAAGGCATACTTAGCCATTAACTCAGGATCGTTCGTTAGTTTCCCGCTTGTTCCTCTTGAGAAGGACTTGCGACAATCTGTGCAGCGATACGCGAGATGATTTCAGGATCAACCTTGTTCATCAGCGTGGGTTTGTCACTCAGATCAAACACCTTTTCGCCTGACTCATCTTCACACTTCATGATGACCATGCGGACAATAAATTCCAGATCATCTTCCTGTGCGAATTTGATTAACTTCTTTCGGTCACCTAACGTGAAAGGCTGACTGTATACGACAGTCGGATTACCTTTCTCGTCAGGCCACTCTGGTACTTCTATTCGTGTAACGCCTTGTGCATCGAAATGCGCTGTGGCTCGCTCCAATACATTCATAAAGTATCCTTAAACAGTTGTCGTTGTAACCGCACCATTAGCAGCGAATGAGTAGCTAGCTTCTACCATTCCGTCAAACGATGCAGACGCACCTTCTTCTGTGATAATCACGGACGCTGTGTAGTAAGTGTCACCTGCGCCATCGCCTTCAGGATAGAGGTTCAGAGTTACTTCTGATCCGGCTGTCATTGCGCCTTGTCCAGTAGCATCTGTCTCATCCCAATATGCAGAAATTGATCCAGTAGCAGAAGTCAGTGAAGGCTTGTATGTGCGAGCAGAGTCACCCATAGTTGTATCTTCAACCGTATCGCTGCTGATCGTGATAGACCAGTCGCGTACTTCAGCCACAGTGTTTGAGCCGACTTTTACGACTCCTTCAGAACCTTTATGCGTTGCCATCTTCAATTACCTCTGTTGTTTCCGGCTTTTTGGAAGTCGCCTTAGTAGGCTTTTTCTCCGTCCATCCTTTGCGCTTCATTTCTTCCACGCGATCAGGTTGCACAGAAATCGGTTGTTCAGCGTTTTTGTGGTACATCTTCATTAAGTGTTACCTCTGACGAAATTATACATGACTTCGACTGTGACGATAACGCCACCAATCGGTGCAATTGTTCCTTCATCTGTCTCAATAGAGATGACCTGAGTATCTAGGACATTACCACCGCGAGTACGGTCAGCATCTAAGGCTTCTTCAATCGTCTCAATCAGATTGTTTCTCGCAGTATCAATGGTTGTCGATTTGACATAGCCAATCAATTCGTAGCTGATGATTCCTTCTCTAGTGATTCCGGTATCACCAACAGTAACATCACGCCTCGCTTCTGTGCCTGTTTGCACCAGGATCGCAGGGAATTGAGCATTAGATAATTCATCGAACTTGAATGGCTCGCGTGTAACATAGACAGGCGTGACAGGAGATGTCGCTGCTTGAAGTGTCGTTACGATGTTTGATGCTACGGATTCACGAACGCTCATTTCAATAACCTGCTCTTAAAGAATTTGCCTAAAAACGCTTTTTCACGATCATTAAATCCAAAGAAAGGACGAACAATTCTACCGTTACCTGCGCCAGTAACATTGTGGAAGTATGCCTTACGCGCTTCTTCTGCTCTAGTGAAGTAGATTTCCTGAACGCCTCGCGTGACTTTGCGAGCAGCCATAGAACTTAGCATACGGCCTGTAAAGTTGAGATTGACAGGTGTGATCTGTCTGCCTTTAGATGATCTGAACTTAGCATAAGTGGGTGAATATGGAGCAAATCTGAACAGATATCCTTTACCTTTTGCCGTCCGATCCTCAATCATGTTGATGCCTTGCATTGCTGTCATAGCCAAGGCTTTATCAATCTCAGCAGGTAATGCTTTCACAGTCCTGTCGAGTAATGCTGTGACGCGAGTTGCATCAAAGGCAACCTTCATCTCATCAACCGTCCTGCAACATACAGGTCTTTCTCATCGTCCTGTACTGTTCCATCTTCATCAGCATCATATTCGACACCATCTTTGAATACGGATTCCATCTCTTGCGAGAACAGATCACGGTAGAAGGAAATCATTTCGCGGAATCTGTCGCCATCAACCCAGTTGGTCAACTGAGGCAGCGCGTACTTCCATAACACCAAATATGCGTTAGCGCGTGTCCACTGAGTATCTGTCAGCAATGACTCGTTCATCTCGCCTTTGTAGTTAGTGCGAGGCCACCACTTGTAACGAATCTCACGCTTGATGTCGGACTCTGCCTTTGCGTGTTCAGCAGAAAAGTCAGAGATACCTAGAGACAGGATGTCAGGAACGATTGCTGTTAAATCTGAGTCAGTAGAAAACGCCATTACCACTTCACCTTATCAGCCCAATATGCTGCTGAGAATTTGCCCTTTGCAATGTTCTTGGCATGACGCGCCTTGAACGCTCTACGTCTTGCTCGATCAGTAGATGATTCACCTTTGCGAAATGGCGAACCTTTAACACCTTGTTGACCGAAACGAATCAGGCGAACCTTATCACCTGACTTAGCTAATACTGCATGGCTCTTTTTGGGATGCTTAGGAGTGCGCTTTGGTTTGTTGTAACCTGCGAACTTCATTCCTCGATAGGTGACTGCCATGAAACCTCCTAGTGAGAAAACCGCCCCGTAGGGCGGCATCTCGTCAGACCTTAGAGTCCTGCGTCAAAGTACATCTCGACACCGTAAGCATCGTCTAACTCGCCAACGCCATAGATGGCAGTAGCGTTTAGCTCGAAACCACGATTGGATGCATCGCGCTCTGGCTCAAGGTTGAAGTCACGCTTCATAGCAATTGCAATCGCTTCTGGTGCAAATACAGCACCTTTAGAATCGCCTGATCCGTCAACAGCTACGTTAGCTGATTCAAAGATGTCGATACCTGCGATTGTGCCAACATAACCAGTACGCATTGCTTCGTTCTGGAGATCGCCACCGTTAGGGTTAGCGAATGTGTTGGTCAAGTTAGCCTTCAAAGCATAGGTCTGGTATGGGTGGAATACACCAACCAAACGTCCTGGTGCTTTGTTAGCGCGGAGGATTGCAGCCGCTTGGAACAAGTATGAAACGGTCAACTCAGTAGTAGTCGCACCCAATGAAGTTGAGAAGCCATCGAATGTTGCGATTGCGTCTGTGTCCATCTTAGTTGCGATTGCATTACCAAGAACAGTTCCTAACTCGTCAGCAGGATTACCTGCACCCATTGCAGCCATGTCAGTCAAGAACACCTGTGCGCCAACTTCTGCAACAGTGATCGCTACTGAAGAAGTAGAGACAGTTGTAGATGTCATGTCAGTGCCTTCAGTAAGGTCTGCCGCAGAAACAGCAGGATACTTAGGTACTTGAACACTTACACCAGGCTGTGCATCGATATTGTACACAGTGACCAAGTTGCGGAGCAGAGATTGTTCTTCTGCTGTGAATCGTGCCTGAGCAACGATATTGACGAACAGATCGTCAAGAGTTGTAGTGGTTGATGCAGCCATTTCGGACTCCTTTTACATCAGTTAAAAATACAAACGATTTATCGCTTGCCCTTCATTGCGGCATACGCTTCTTTGCCACCGTTATCCCATGAAGCAAGCATATCAGCCACAGATGAAGGCTTCTGTGTAGAGCCACCTGCTGCACCCTTTGATCCAGTGCCACTAGGTGACGCTTTCACAAAATGTGGATTCGCAGTAAGAAACTCCGATACTAATTCATTCACTTGCATCGGTGTTCCAGAATCATTATAACGCACAGTTCCGTCATTATCCAAAATCTCAACAGAACCATCGTCTCCAAGGCGTGTTTTGTTCTTCAACAAAGCAACAACTTGATCTGGACTAACTGCACCATGCTGACTAGCGGCATTGATTAGCGCACCGTCAACCTGAATCTCTTGCAGTTTGGTCTTGTACTGGTTTATCTCGCTGTCTTTCTTCTCTGCGAGTTGCTGTAAGACCTTCTCAAATTCGCCTTTTTCTTTCTGGCGTTCAATTTCGGCTTGCTGCTTTTCCTCGAGTAGTTTCCTCGCTTCATCCAGATCAACTCCTTCTAGCTTCTTCTCGTACTTCTTGCGCTCACGCATCAGTCGTTGCTCAACGATCCGTTCCAGATCATCTTGCGAGAATGTACGATTATCCTCTTGTACGCTTTCCTGTACGTTATCTTGTACGGGTTCTTGTACACCTTCATTACCCATGACTTCATCGCTCATGTGACGTTACCTCTTGCGAGTTGGTTAAGTTATTTGGATGGCTTCCATCCGGTCTTTCGCAAAGTACCGTAGACGTAACTGTTGCATTGCTGCTTAGTCATTCCACGTTGCTTGCAAATCTTCTTGAGTTTCTTTTCTAATGCTAATGGCATCAGTCCACCTCAATATCAAATACTGGCCGCCAGTGATGACGGCAATTATATCCACCACGGACAATGAACGGATCACCAGGTGCTTTGCCCTGCCATTCGTTGTTTGCCCATAGATCACGAATCTGATCCTCAGAAAATCTCTTACCTGCGTGTTTGATACACCAAGGCCGACTGTCCTGAATGACTGAACCGTAATACTTCCATCGATCAGCACCGACTTCTTTACCTGCCGCTACATTGATCGAGGCATCGAACTGCATCAGTGAATCGTGAATCATCTGCGAGGCGTAACGCCTCATGTTGCGTCCGGTTCTGTCTGACGCATAAACCTGATGTAACTGGCGCACTGCTTCTTCAGCCTCATCGCCTTCAGCATTGTTAGCGATGTTGACCAATCGCTGCACTTCTGCCTGATCGGATTGTATGTACACGCCATTGATCTTCTGTCGTAGGTTACGAATTGATTCTTCAATCGGACGGCCTACAAGCGTGTTCTGGTATAGCTCATTTGCAAGTTCATTTGAGAAAGTGACAGCAATGTCCTGAAATCCTTGAAACGATACCCTTTTCAGGTTGGCAACGACTTCATCTGGCACACCTAAGAATGACTCATAGGCTTCAAACATCTCGCCTACGCTATCCAAAACCGTATCGTAATCACGAACAATGGAATCGACTTCAGTCAGGTATGTCTCACGCAGGATGCGCTCAATATCGGCTCTGGCTTGAATAGACCATGCAAGATCAAACAGCCTACCATCTTGGACAGG